CCGACAAAATCGAGCTAGGGCTGGGTTGGAATCCCCACATAGCCGACCTGATCCCATCGGTGCCCACAGCGGGATTTAACCGTTGCACAATTTTTCATAATTATATGAGCAAAACTGGGTTAAACCCCATCCGCATCGGCGCGTCGCGCTCAGGGGGGGTGCCCCCAAAAAAACCAAGGCAATGTTCAAATCTTTTTTCCAGACCCGTAGGGGTCCCTAAACACTACATTGGGCGCCATAACGGCCCGCCACAGGCCAATTGGGCCTGCTTTGTGACCCCTGTGCTCACAGGGAGCGCGACAAGGGTAGGGGAATAGGCTGCCAAATCGCACGTATATCACTGAAAACTATAAGGAAACCCCTTTCTATTCGATTTTCGAATAGCCCGAGCCCTCCGAGGGGGCGCGGCCCCCTTCCCAGTTTATTAACGCAATTATTCCCCTTGAATAACTTTTACCGATCCTTATCGCTGTAGTCGCCGCCGATACCAAATAGCTCATCGAGTCTGGACTTTATATCGTCCTTAGTCATAGCTTCGATGTTGGCGTTGATGTTGAGGTTCTGGCTGCGATGTATGCTCAAGCCAGCTAAGTTGTTAAGCTCTTTGACTGCACTCACTGCCGCGTTGTACTGGCCGCTCTCGAACGATGTCTCGGCTATGTTCCATAGCATTGCCCCAGTCTTCTGTGGCGTGATGGCATACTTCTCTCTCAACTCTTCCTGCGCTATTCGCACAGCCTTCGTCACCTTCGGCTGGTCCTTCCCGTTCAGCATCTTCGATGCCGCATTTGCGGGGAAGCTAAAGCCTGCTCTTCGAGCCGCCTCGGTCTGACCGCACGCACCTTCCGTGTAATGCCAGACGAACGCCGCTTGCATCTCCGTGAGACCGAGCTCCTCGTCTGCCTCGAACTGCGTCGGCTTAGTGACAAGCTGCTTCTTTTCCTTTGTGGGTCGCCCCACCTTTCTCTCTGACATACTCGTATCCTCTCCGAACATTCGTTCGCCCTATGCTCTCCGAGCACTAGCCGACCATGTTAAATTCTTACTTCAGTGTACAGTGTATAGTGCAGGCTTCCCTTATAGGGGCTGCTACATGCATAAACATAACTGCTTATTTATGTGCCCCCTTCTTTATATAAATATACTAACTAAAGATTACTATACCCTACCCTACCCTTACAATAACTTCATTTAAAACAATAGCTTACGCAGATACCTAACAGTGTACAGTGTATAGCATTATCATTTGTATACACCTTGGCATATTATCGATCCCATTTATATAAGAGTACACAAGGACACGATCAGGTCCCAATCATAATTTACTGTACCCTTGCTACCCTTCCGTACCCTGCTCAATCGCCCCACTTCGGGCCAGTGAGTCCGGCTAGATCTACAGGAAGAGAGTAATCCAAGTCATATATCTTCTTGCCATTGCTTCGCCTTGGTTCAAGACCTCGGTCTGCCAACACCCGTGCGGCGTCTTTGAAGTCAGCCATGCGTGGATTAGATATCCCTAGGTCCTTGAGTAAGCTCGTCATCTGCACCGGCTTGGTAGCGACGCTGTCGAAGTCTATGTATTGCAGCAGCAGGTCTTCGACCGCGCTCTGGGTGCGGAAGAACTCGTTACTGTTCTGTAAGAGCTCACGCTCTTCCGTCGTAAGAAACCAAGAACAGTTGTCAACTTCGTAGAGTGTTGCTTTGACCTCGGCCCACACTTGCTGCATGTTCAGACCATGGCGCCAGTCCACCTCAGTGATAGGCACAACCCAGAACCTTCGGTTCCCTGACGTATCGATCAGGAACTCCTTCTCGTTCACGCTGGCAAAGAACGCTGTCCTCCGCTGGTATTGACTGAATGCTCGGTCGTAAGGTAGGCGTAACTCATCCCTACGCTTAGTCAGGAACGCTTTGAGTTGATCGATGTCGGCACGCTTAAAGGTAGAACCAAGCTCACCGAGCTCACATATCCAATGGCTAACGCACTGCTTGACGCTGTCCTTATCACTGGGATTCAGTGTAGCGCCCTCCAGTAACCAGTCTTTCTCCGGTGCGAGCGAGTTAAACCACTGCGTCTTACCAGCGGCCTGCGCTCCTTGGAACACCAGTATACCTTCAAGGTTGGCGCCAGCAGGTTCGTATGCCGCCGCAACACAGCCAAGCATCCACTTGCTCATCAACAACAACTTGAGCTCCTCGTTCGGGCTCTTGATCGTATCAAAGAACCTCGCCAGCCTTTCTTTACCATCCCAAGGCTCCGAGTCTATCCACTCCTTGACCGGGTTAAACTCCCTCGCCAGCAGCTTTAAGTTCCAGCGCAGGCGTTCGTGCGGTATACCGGCCACAATGCAGCGGTCCTCTATCTCGATAATCGCCGCGTCATCCTTCAGGTCAGCGATAAATTCTTGGTTGGGTACGTGTATCTCGATGCTCTTCTTGATGACGTTGTAGTCAACCTCAATGCCATTGGTAACCAAGACGCCCCGATGATTCTCTTTGGTGTGCATCATCCGACCGTTGGAGTTGCGCTGGAAATCATACTCAACCGGAATGTTTACCGATTGCAGTGTGGGCAACACCTCACCCTCCAGCACCGCATGGTCGTTGTAATCGCCTTTTGATGTGGGCATAAGGACCTCGGCAACTCCGTTCAGAGCTTTGAGGGCCTGCGCTCCTTTGATCGCTTCCTTCTCTCCAGTCATCGAGTCATCACAGTCGGCAATAAATACGTGCCGAGCCGCAGGAAAGTGCTCGAAGATGGCCTCGGCGACAGGCGTTAGATTGAATGCATCGAAGCACACAACCGTGGGCTGGCCGTTGTCTTGGTAGTAGCTGGCCGCAGTCGCATAGCCCTCCACATAATTAATTGTTGTAGCCTTCTCTAAAAGCTCCTGCCCAATAATAAAGAAGCTCGCCTTCTTTTTGGAGCCAGTCAGGAACATTTTGGCGCCGTCATCGTCGATGTACTGGAGCCCAACGATCTCAAGATCTGAGTTGTGCAGTGGAATAAGCAGGCGACCGTCCGACGCAATCCTGAGTCCGTGAGACCGCACACTCTTCTTGCTGAGATAGGGGTGGGCGTCGCAAGCACTGCCAGACTCCCAGATTGTTTGGGACCGCTTGGCCGCCTTGTTGTTGCGCTCGATCTTCTTCTCTTCTGCCTCGGCCTGCAATTGCTTGATCTCTTCGCGCTGCTCGTCACTCATATGGTAGCTGCCACTGTTGTGCGGCTTCCAAGTAGCAGTTGGGTTGGCCTGATCGATACGATAATCTCCGCACCGACCATAAGGTATGCTTTGATCTGCCCAGAACTGATACCAGCCCGTCAGCTTGCGCCTACCATCAACCTCCATATAGGCACGGCCAATTGATCCATCTACTAGCAATCCCTTCTTGGGGTCTGGGACCATGCCGTTGGCGACGAGAAATGACTCAAACTCTTGCCGAAAGTTCCCACTAATTGGTCTGCTGTGATCTTTTTTTGGTGGGCTTTTCGTCTTCAATGCCATTTTTCGGTTCCCTTTTCAGATTAGTTGTGTACAATAGTGCAAACATTAGCAAATAACAAGGAAATTATCATGGCATTAACAACTTCAGTTGGCTCTGGCGGAGAGTCGTCCTTTGAATCTGTCCCACCCGGCTCTTACGAGGCCGTGTGTTATCGTTTGGTGGACGCAGGCACCGCAGAAGAAGATTATAAAGGTGAAATCAGCAAAAAGCACAAGCTGTATATATTTTGGGAAATTCCAGAGCTCAAGCTCGACGATGGGCGCCCCTACTCTATCTTTAATGGGTACACCAACAGCCTAAATGAGCGCTCGAACCTGCGCCGTGATCTGCAAGCGTGGCGAAACAAGCCTTTCTCTGAGGCAGAGCTTGAAGAGTTTGATCTAACCAAGCTGTTGGGCGTAACCTGCAAGATCAACGTGGTCCTGAACGCCAACGGCAATCCAAAGATCTCTGGCGTATTCTCCAGCGACAATGGCGTCAAGCGTGTCGAGACGATCAATCCAAGTCAAATCTTTGACCTCGAAGACTACTGCAAAGAGTTTAGTGGCGACGGGTGTGCAGAATCCAAAGTGGCGTGCGATAACTTTGAGACGTTGCCGAGATTCATTCAGTGGCGCATAGCGGGCTGCGACGAGAACGGAAAAGACCCCGTAGAGCCGTGCTTTGAAGTTAAGGCAGCGTACAAAAAAGGTCAGGCGGCTGTAGCACCGGCGCCAGAGAAGACGGGTCTTGGCGGCATCGCATCAAGTCAGGCTAAGAAGCCCAACACTGCGGCAGCCGAGCCAATCATTGACGACGACATTCCGTTTTAATGGATACAAACATCTCTCATTTGGAGGGCACCATGCCTATTTCAAAGAAGGAAATTGACAAGCAGGTCAACTCGCCAGAGCACTACATCTCTGGCGATCTTGAGTGCATTGACGCCATGGTAAGTCTTTTTGGCCTAAAGCGCACTCAAGATTATGCGGAGATTGCCGCATTTAAATATGTGTGGCGTGCTGGAAAGAAGGCGGGAAACCCTGCTGCTCAAGACAAGGCCAAGAACATTTGGTACACACGTTTTTCAATGGGCGATGATCCGAGGAAATAGACTATTGTGCTCAGCATTAAAATCGACACGCCCAAGAACTCTCTAACCTTTACGAAAGCCGATATAGAAAGCGCGTCCATTGCCGAACTGGCCGACGCGCTGGAGCTTTTGCACTACTTAGCCAGAGACTTAAAGCAGGAAGATTTGAGTTGGAAGATATTAGATATCTCTGACGAGCTTAATGAGCGAACAAAGAAGGCCAACTAATTATGGATTTTAAAGTAGGAATTTACGAAGACCTAGATTACCCAACATATGATTCTATTCCGGCATGGCGAAGTCACGATCTGACATCAATCGCCAAGTGCCCCTTCACTTGGAAGCATAGGGTGTTTAATAACAGTCCTGCGCTTCTTGAGGGAAGGGTTCAGCACACCGTCTTTCTGGAGCACCACAAGTTTCACGACGAGTTCGCCATTGAGCCCATCGTTGATCGCCGAACCAAAGCGGGTAAAGAAGAATATGCCGACTGGCTAACAACCGTGGGAGATAGGGCCCCAATCAAGCAGGACATGTATGACGTTTGCATGGAGCGCCGAGAGATTGTAGCCGAGCACATCCCGAAGCCAGAGCACTCTGTTGAGCTTACTTTATGCTGGATATGGAACGGCCAGCCATGCAAAGGAAAGCTTGATTGGCACACCGGGACAGATATCTGGGACCTAAAAACATGCAGAGACGCATCCCCTAGGGGTTTTAAGAGCGCTATCAACACGTTCAAATACTATCAGCAGGCCGCTTATTACGTTGCAGGGTGCCGCGCTGTTGGGCTGCGCACAGATAAATTTTACTTCCTAGCCCAAGAGAAAATGCATCCCTATCCCTATGCAATCTACACTTTGACTGACGAGGCCATTGCCTACGGCGATGCAAAGAACGAGCAGGCTATGGCTGTTGGCATGGCGTGCAGAGAGCGTAACGAGTACCTTCCTTACAACCAAAGCGAGATTCGGGAGTTCGATATTGCTGATCTTTACTGAGGAAGAGCAAAAGAAAGAGGACCAGTGGGCGGAGGATAAGATGTATCACGCCGCTCGCTGGGCATGGAAAAAAAGGTTTGAGACGATGCCATCGGGTAGGGTGGTGAAAATTACTTGGGCTGATTGGTTCAAGAAAATGTTCAAACGCGATCTTTTCGATTATGCTAACGAAATGGCAAAGAGAAAAAGGTATTAAGGTAATGGCAAAATCTAAGGTAAACGAGGCCGGTAATTATACCAAACCAACCATGCGTAAAAGGCTTTTCTCAAAGATAAAGGCAAGCAGCAAGGGCGGTTCCGCTGGACAGTGGTCGGCTAGAAAAGCTCAAATGCTCGCCAAAGAATACAAGGCGGCTGGCGGAGGATACAAGAAATGAAGGGCGTTAATCACTACAAAAGAAACGGCACGCTGCACTCTGGCGCCACACATAAAATGCCAGACGGGTCTCTGCATACCAACAAGTCCCACACAAAGACCAGCGTAAAGTTATTTCACTACAAAGATTTGTCTGCCACAGCGAAAAAGAGAGCCAAGTAATGGCGCTTAAAAAGACTCAGAAGTCCCTCAAGAATTGGACAAAGCAAGATTGGACCACTAAGTCCGGCAAGCCGTCAACTCAAGGTCCTAAAGCTACTGGTGAGCGTTACCTTCCCAAAAAGAAGATTGCCGCTATGTCTGACGCCGAGTATGCCAAGACCACGGCTAAGAAAAGAAAGGATACCAAAGCAGGGAAGCAGTTTTCATCGCAACCCAAAAAGGTTGCGAGTGGCGGGGCCATGAAGAAAACCAAAAAGAAAAAAGGCTAGAACTAGCCACCCAACACGGCGATGGCGTGCTTGTACTTTGCTGTCAATCTTGCCGCTGTTGCTGGGTCTTCTATCATATGTAATCTGCCAGCGTTGTTTTCTATGTCAACCATTTTGACGGCCAACGCCATCGGGCATTCTGCAACCCCAGCCAAATAAGTCTCGTAATCTTCTTCTGGGCCCTTGGTCATGGCCATAACTGCTTCGAAGATCTCCTCACCAAACTCAACCAACCTCATCATGTCACCCTCATTGTAGGGGGCGTCTTCATAGGCATCATGCAACATTCCAACAATGGCGTAGTCTTCTGGGTTGCCAGCCCCCGCCTCAACACAATATTCGTGAGCCGCATTAGAAACCTCTACGGCATGACAGATGATGGGGACGCCGCTCTTATCAACAACGCCCGCATATCTCTCAGCGGCTATCTCGGTCGCCGCTGCCAATCTCTCGTAAAACACACTCTTCTCCTCACTAACTAAGCTTTATTATAGCACATATCGTGTCGATGTGCAATCCACCCTATTCCTCCAAATGCATACACATAATAAGTTCCTTGATTGGGCCCGTGATCTGCTCAATGTCGTCTAGCACATCGCTATTGAGGTGATCGCACAGGGTGCTCCAATCCCCAAACTTTCGACCCAGCTTTGGAATGTACATCGTGCAATCATTCTCTGAGTCCTCACAAACAACCTGACATAACATTGAATCGGAGTAGTACCCGAAGCAATGTATCTGCCTTCCGCCCTCAAGGTTGTGAACATAATTAGCCATGGGCCCACACCTCCTTGATCTTCCACTTCCCAACAACAGGGATGCCCTCATCGTCGATGTCGATAACAACATAGGCGACGGTCTTCATAACCTTGCCGATCCTGTACCCACAGTCGCCGCCTGCGGTCCCGTTATATACCCAGATCTTGTCTGGATACTCTGGGTTCCAGTCCCAATTGAAATCTTCCTCGGTCCTCTTTTCCCACTCAAAGTCGTTCTTGAACTCGGCCTCAACAAACCTGCCCATCACGGTCTCGCTTTCAAACGGTGCCCAACCCATAACTATCTCCTCTCAATTCCTCAGTACATGTACATTATGGACCATATCGTGTCGATGTGCAAGTTTTGGCACCCCCAGGCTTAGTACAAATATGCATAAAAAAGCACACGTGTATAACTATTTAGTCTAAGTATTGTGTGCAATTATGTGTACAACGACACGATATATGCTATTATATACATGTGGTGAGGGAAAATTGATAGGAGAGTTGAGATGGTTGTTAGTGTTCAGAGCGTGATCAGTAAGAAGGGTGGGATGCCAGTGGGCGTTGAGAACAAGATGATCATGGTGGTACTTGCAATTGGCTTGATGACTTCTGTTTTGGTTTTGGTTTAAGGAGATGATGATGATGATGGATTTACCTATGACTGTTTATAAGAATAAGACTGAAAATACTTTCGTCTATTACTACAGCCGAACCAAGGATGTGTTCGTTGACAAGATGGAGTTCTTGGAGCTCAACGGTGATGTGGACTGCGTTGTTGTCGATGACACCCTGACCGCACAAGAAGTTGATGAAGTGTTCGGCGAGATCTACGGTCGAGAAAAATATGTTTACTACAAAGAGGGAGATAAGAGATGAAAGCACCAAGAGAATATTGGATACCCAAGGGCGCTGTTGAGGTTAATTTAGAGGGCGCAAACTGTGTTGTTTATACATACTTTAACAATGGCCACTGCGCCATGAGCTTCCACGGCAAGAAATCAACGGCAACCGACAGGTATAAGTTTGCCACTATCGAGAAGCGTGATGTTTGGGCGGCAGATACTCTGGACAATGCCAAGGCTTGGGAAGTTAGAAAGGCCGAGGACAAAGCCAAGAGGGCGGCTGATAAAAAAGAGGCTATAGCCAAAGCAGTTGTTGGTGACATTTATTACTGCTCTTGGGGTTACGATCAGACCAACATTGATTTTTACGAGATAGTTGCCAAGAAGGGCGTCAACATCGAGATCCGTAAGATCTCTAAGATATTGGATCGATCAGAGCGTGGCGCCGATTATGTTTGTGCCAAGAAGGGCTCATATGTTGGTGAGGAAGTCATCAAGAAAAGATTTAATGGTAGCGGCAACATCACCATGAATTCATACAGCAGCGCTTACCCTTGGGCCGGAACACCAAAATATGAGACCGCTTCGGGGTACGGTCACTAGAGGTCCTCAACCATGTGGATTGCACGTTTTTTATCGTGCAACCACATCACTAGCAAATATCTGTCACCAGACTCCACAGGAAGCCCCCTGTGGAGATTTGTAAATGAAGGGAATATCAATGCATGTCCAGACGGCAATGGCTTTAAAACGCCATGGTTGTGGAATTCTGTGCCCCCACCAATGTAGTCGCCAGTGTTCAGTGGGATAACCACAGAGATATCGGATGACTCGTCGTGATGCCAAGCCCCCGC